GACATCTCGCAGAGCGCCTACGAGCGCCGGGGCGGCCAGCGCGACGGAATGATCGAGTGGTCGTCGTTCTTCAACGTCGATGTCGGCCGCGCGCACCCGGTGCTCAAGACGTTGCCCACGGCCGACATCGACGTCGCCTACTGCCGCGGGACGACGATCGGCAGCGCGGCGGCGTGCCTGCGCGCGAAGCAGATCAACTACGACCCGACCCGCGGGGACGACGGCTCGTTGACCATCGCGGTACAGGCCACGGCGAACGCCTACGGCTTGGAGTGGGGGCAGTTGCTCACCGCGGGCAAGCGCACCGACACCACGGCCACCAACGGTGCCAGCCTCGACACCACGGCCTCGGCTTCGTTCGGCTGGCAGGCGTACTTGCAGGCGTTCGCGCTGACCGGCACGAGCTGCACGGTGACCCTTCAAGACTCGGCCGACAACAGCTCGTGGGCGAACATCACCGGTGCCGCCTTCACCGCGTTCACGACGAACGGCACGCAGCGACTCGCCTCGGCGTCCGGGACGGCCACCGTCCGGCGTTACGTCCGTGCGATTACCTCGGGTACCTTTACCTCGGCAACCTTCGCCGTGGTGCTGATCAAGAATGAGAGCCTCACGACTTTCTGATATGATTTCTGATATGGAGACCAAGGTGTGTAAGACGTGTCGTATCGAGAAGCCGGTGAGTGACTACTACCGCGCCAACGGCGGCACGACGCTGTTTCCCGAGTGCAAGCGGTGTAATTCCGACAGGGCGCGTGAATGGCACCGAAACCGGCGCAAGCAAGACCCGACGTATGCCTCGAACAATAGGATGCGCGCAAGCTACGGAATCGGGCTCGTCGAGTACGAAGCGATGCTCGCGGCGCAGGGCGGAGGCTGCGCGGTGTGCGCCGCCACCAAGCCGGGCGGCCGGGGGAAGCGATTCCACGTCGATCACGACCACGAGACCGGCGCCGTCCGGGGATTGCTGTGCCACGCCTGCAACGTGGCGATCGGAACGCTCGGCGACGACACCGATCGACTACTCGCGGCGGCGACATACGTCCTGCGCACCCACGACATGCTCAAGGCGGTGGTGTTCTGATGGGCCGCAAGGTGTTTCGCCCCGACCCGGTGTTCCCGGTCGGCGCCTACCAGACGTTCGCGATCTCGGCGCCGAGCGCTACCCACTGGCGCCGGGCGACCTGCGACGAGGTGGGGTGTTGGGCGTATCGCAACGGCTTCACGCTCGCCATCGACGAGCGCACGCAACAGGGGATGGGGCAGGCGTACTACGTGCGCAAGCAGTCCGGCCGCCGGTTCCGCGAGACCCGCGACGAGCGCGGGCTGACGATCTTCGGCTTCGAGGCGGGGCAGGTCTGTTTCAACGCGGACAGCCACCGGACCCGCGTCGACCGCCCCGAGATCCTCGTCGTCCGGCCGGGCGACTGGCGGGGCAACCCCGACGGGCCGAGCGCCGTCCGTCGCCACACGCGGCCCGAGCACTGGGTCGAGGAATTCGCCGAGCACCAGGACATGCTGTCTCGGCTCGTCCAGAGAGGATAGATCAACATGGCGAAGGAAACCGGGCTCGGGTGGACCGCGTTCACCGTGGACGACTCGGCGGGTGCGGCGAAGACGATCGTCAACGACGTGCGCTCGTTGGAGATCGCCACGCCGCGGGCCGTCTTCGACGTCACCGGCATGGACAAGAGCGCGTTCGAGCGCCTGCTCGGGCTGGCCGACTGCACGGTCAACCCGACCGGCGTCTTCAACGACGCGGCCGACTTCTCGCACGCGGTGTTCAAGACCGTGTCGAGTACGAGCGTCGCCCGCACCACCACGATGACCGTCTCGGGGCAGACCCTCGCGCCCGAGATCCTCTACACCGACTACGCGCTCACCCGCTCCGATGCGGGCGAGCTCACGTGGACAGCGCCCGGCGTGCTCGCCAACGGCACCGTGCCCACGTGGTCGTAAGCACCCGCTAATGACCGATCAACCACAGGAAACGACAGAGGGAGCCGGGGCAATGGCAATGGGTGGGTTCAAGCCGAAGCGCAAGATCTTCAAGCTCGTGGAGTTCTCGGACTACGAGGGGCTCGAAGTCGAAGCGCGCAGCGTCAACACCGGACAATTCCTCAAGATCGTGTCGCTCGCGACGCGGTTGGAGTCGCTCGGCAGCGACGAGTCGAAGTTCACGGCCGAGGACGTGGCGACGATCGAGAAGCTCTTCGAGCTGTTCGCGAAGGTGCTGCGTTCATGGAACCTCATGGACGAAGACGAGGGCGGCAACGACATCCCGGTGCCGCCCACTCTCGAAGGTCTGCTCTCGCAAGACCTCGATCTCGGGATGGAGGTCATCGGGGTGTGGATCGACGCGGTGGGCGGGGTTGACGCGGAGACGGGAAAAGGCTCGCCCTCTTCCGTGACTTCCCCGGTGCAGTTGCCGCCAATGGAACCGTTGTCGTCGAGCCCGACGAGCTGAAATACGCCAAGACCGTGCTCGGCATCTGCGAGCGGTTCGGGCAGTTGCCGAGCGCGGTCCTTGCCGAAAATCCCGAACTGATCCGGCTTCTCACGATCGAGGCGCTCGGGACCAAGCGGGAGAGTCCCGAGGAGTGAAGTCGTGGGCAACGAGGTAACGATCGTCGTCAAGGCGCGCGAGACGGGCGCCGGGCGGGTCTTCTCGCGCATCGCCGACAGCGCACGCAAGATGCGTTCCTCGATCGTCCGCGACGTCACGGCCGCTGGCGGCGCCTGGCAGGACGCCTCGGGTCGGTGGCACGACGCTTCGGGCCGGTTCATCGCGGCCAACCACCGCACCGGCGGCAGCTTCGAGAAGCTGCGAGCGAAGGTACGCGAGCTCCTACCGGACGTCCTGCGCACCCTTGGCAAGGCCGCCAGCATGGGCACTGCCGCCGGTGCGGTGTTCGTCGGGCCGCTGGTAACCGGCGTCCTCGCCGCGACCAAGGCCGTAATCTCCCTCGGCAAGGCGTCCGCGCAACTCGCCCCGCTCGCCGCCTTCCTGCCCTCGATGGCGGCGAGCGCGGGGTTGCTCAAGGGCACGCTGATGCTCGCCGGGCCGGGGATGCTCAAGGCCATCGAGCCGCTCACGAAGGAGTTCGCCAACACCGAGAAGGAGGTCGGTGGCGTCACCAAGGCGGTGCAGGCCGCCGCCTCCCGCGGGCTGCCCGAGCTGGCGAAGGCGTTCGTCAAGGTGAACCTGCCGACCATCCGCAAGGGCATGGTCGGCATCGCCGAGTCGATCAACAAGGTGACCGTCGAAACCGGCAAGTGGGTCAACTCTGCCGAGGGCCAGCGGTTGATCAAGACCATCACCGAGGCCACCGACAAGGCGGCCGACAAGCTCGCGCCCAAGTTCTCGAACGCGGCGATCGCCCTCGGGCGGCTGGCCGACCGGGCGGGCGACAAGGCGATCAACTCGCTCGCGAACCTGCTCGGCAAGGCCGCCGACAAGGCGGCCGAGCTGATGAACAACACGAGCAAGGCCGACATCGAGAACGCGCTGACCAAGGCCAAGGACGCGGGCGAGGCGCTGTGGGGCAAGCTGATCAAGATCAAGGACGCGATCGTGTGGCTCGGCGAGCACAAGGACATGCTCACCGGGATCTCGGACGCGCTCGCGCTAACCTCGATCGCCGTCGGCGCGGCGTCCGGCAACTGGGTGGCCGTCATCGCGGGCGCGGCGACCCTGATCCTCAACCACTTCGACTCGATCAAGAAGGGCGGGTCGAAGGTCTGGAACGCCATCGCGAACGACCCCGGCGTCAAGATGATCTGGGACGCCGTGATGAAGATCGCCCGCGCCATCAAGGAAGATCTTCAGACCGCGTTCGAGACGGCGCGACCCTACATCGAGCAATTCGGCCAGGCGCTCAAGCAGGCGTGGGATAAGGCCGCCCCGCTGATCGCTAGGTTCTTGGAGAATCCGAACGTCGTTGCCGGGATAAAGACCATCGCCCTCGGAATCGCCGCGCTGGCCGCCGCCCTCATCGGGATGTCGATCGCGACGTCGCTCGTGGTCGGAGCGATCACGGGCGGGCTGGCGATGGCGCTGTCGTGGTTGCTCGGCAAGTTCGTCAGCGGCGTGCTGACCGCGGTCGCGACCGTGATCAGGGCCTTCGGGCTGATGATGGAGAAGATCGGCGAGGCGATGTCGAAGCTGCCCGGCAAGGCGGGGGAGATCGGTCGCCAGATGCAGAAGATCGGCAAGGACGCGCAGGGCGCGGCGACCAAGGTCGAGGGCCTGCGCGACCGGCTCGGCAGTCTCCAGAGCAAGACCGTGACCGTGACCTTCGGCGCCCGCTTCACCCCCGGCTCGGGGGACATCTTCCGGGCCTACGGCGCCGGGGCGGGGCTCGGGGTGCTCAAGCGGCGCACCGGCGGGCCGGTCGGCGGCCGGGCGGCAGCGGCCACCGGCGGGCCGCGGTGGGGCGGCGTCCTCGTCGGCGAGGACGGCCCCGAAATCGTCGACCTCGCGCCCGGCAGCAACGTCACGAGCGCCGCTCAGACCCGGGGCCGCATGGCGGGCGGCGCGTCCGGCGGTGCCGCTACCGTGGTGCTCGAAGTGGTTTCTTCGGGCTCCCGCTTGTCCGACCTGCTGCTCGACATCATCCGCGAGTCGGTCCGGGTGCGCGGGGGCGACGTGCAGGCAGTGATCGGGAGGGGATGACGTGGCTTTCCCGCAGACCGCGCTCTCGATGGGCGTCGAGATCTACGTCAACAGCGCGTGGACCGACATCACCTCGGACGTCTACAGCCGCGACCGGATCACGGTCACCCGCGGCCGGTCCGACGAGGGCCAGACGATCGACCCCGCCGAGATGCGGCTCACGCTCAACAACCGCAGCGGCGACTACAGCCCGCGCAACCCGGCCGGGGCCTACTTCGGGCAGATCGGCCGGAACACCAAGATCAGACATTGGGTCGCG